ATGAGGAGATAGATGAACAGGATGTCACGTATCTGAATGAACCTTATTTTATAGAATCAGCCAAATGGTCACGCGACTTGCAACAGAACAAACTTGAAAAACTTTTGAAATGAAAGACCGTGTACTATTGATTGGAGGTGGCAACGAAGGTTTATCCGCTCTAGCTATTGCGCACATGAAGCAGCAGTATGGTGAAGATATTATAATCGTTACCCCCGAAGAAGCGAAGGAACAAGGGTTGAACATGAGCGACTTTGTTAATACGCCTTCAATGAAAATAACTGCACCGCCAATAATGGAGCAACCAATGATACTTGGAACACCACCATCGGGAAAAGAAAGGCGCAGAAAGAGGCGTGAAGAAGAACGTAAAGCAAACAAAAAAAGCAAATGACCATCTGGTATCAACATAAAACCGACTTCATTGAATCGTTGGCCGAAGAGCTAAGGTTAAACGGATTTGATGTGAAGATATCAGTCTGGGCTATTCACTTAAATTCACCTTTAGGTACATTCATTTTCAATCCTTCCTACCATGAAAAGTACATGAAAGAAGTTTGGAATTTCATAAGGTTATACGGTAGATTCATTGAACAATATGGAGAGGAGCAACTGAAGGAATACGAAAAAAAACAGCCAATTAAAAAGGTATCTTGGTATCGAAACATCGGCGGAGCAGAAATAGATTTACGCCCAATGCTCCTTTAACATAGCCGCCTTTTCAATCGCATCCAACCCAATGTATTCCACTGTTTGCTCCAACGACTTGTGACCCATCACACGTGATAGATATTCTAACTTAAACCCGGTTAGGTAGAGATTCTTTGCGAAGCTCCTACGAGCAGTGTGAGTGGTCACAAGTTTCCATTTAGGAAAAGTTTCTTCCACCCGCTTTCCACCTTTAGTTGTCCGCATCACAACATTATCAGTCAGTCCGGCAAGCAGCGCAACTTCCTTAAGCACTTCATTCATCCTGCCGTTACTCAATGGCACAGGATAACTTTGGCCGCGCGTTCGATATTTTTCAATAATACGTTGTACAATAGGATGCACAGCCACCGTCACAGCGTCCGATGTTTTCTGCTGCTCGATGTTTAAGACACCATCGACAATCACAGCCTTGTCCAATCTACGCACATCACTATACCGTAGCCCGGTAAAACAACTGATCATAAAAAGATCGCGGACCCGTTCGAGATAATTTTCCAATTCCAATGAATTCATTCTTTCGAGTTCCACCAAAGACAACGAAACATGATCCACTCTTTCCCTTCCGATGTACCACCGGGTACTGCGGAAAGCCGGATGAACTTGGTACCCACCCACCTCAGCTTCACGTAACCATGTCCGAATGATCGACATGTGCTTGGCTATGTAATTTATTCTGTACCCAAGCTCCACCAGGTACTTCGAAAACGCATGGTAAAAATCCATATCAGCCTCGTGCAGATAAACCTTCCTGCGGCTTTCATTTTCGAAGTCCATTACACGCACCCTGATTAACTCCTGTTTGGTGATAGTTTTCTCCTGTATAGTAACACCAGTGCGCTTGTTGGTCCTTCCCTTTAGACTGTCCAGATACTCTTGTGCAAACTCCACCAACCGCATCTTACTTACTTCAAACCCTAAGACAAAGTTTTTCACCTCATCCTTGCTAGGGTTACGCTTATGTTCCATCCGGGTAATGGTCATAATCTGGAGCACCTTGTCATTTATCTCATCCAATCGCTTGTTCACAATTGTGCCGGCACGCACATCACTTCGACATCGTTCCCGTTTCAGATCCCACCAAGCCGGATCAATATCAATACCAGTGGAAAATTCCACATCAAATTTATTATCACGCACCCGGCACATGATGGCGGAGTACTGTGATTGCCTCATTCTAAACCTAACCCTCATAAGTATTTCCCGATTTTAGCCCCCTTGTGTCCTGTCTTTAACCCCCCAAATTTAGAAAACATTGGTATAATGTGGTACAATTCAACACTAGGTAAAAACAAAAAACCCACGACTAGCGTGGGTTTCCTGTAAAAGAACTCGGTTATCTGCGGTCGAGACGGGAGAACGCGACAAAGATCATAACTAACTGAAAACAAGTATACTGAATACTACTATTTTAATCCAATCCTTCAAATCTTACCCCCCTTTAGGTAAAATTTTCAGGTCACGTCTACGCGACTTACATGCGGTTTGTAGCTGATAGTCACAGCATTAAGTACACCCCATGGGGGCTACCAAACATTCGCTTTTGTTTCTAACATACGCACTGTCCTCCAGTTGTTCTTAAGGCTCCATTGCATGGATTGATTGATAAAGTATGAGGAGTTGATGTATGGTCTGTGATAAAACCGTAGACCACTACCGAATCGCCCACTGTAATATTTTCGAACCGCGCCGAGTTCATTGGCTAGTTTTAATTGGAGTAGCTCCTGATGAGTCTTGGTTCCAGTGCTACCAACTTCTGCCCAGTCGTATGCTACCTGTCCACCGGACTTAAAGTATTGCGCACGGTTCTGTGGTCCTCCACCGGCCATCTCATAACTCATACAGGTCACTGTGTATTCCGTACTGCCATCGAACCGAGCGGCCACCTCTTCACTGAACTGTATCGTACCCTCATACTCCTGATCCACTATGGTTGCTGTTATCTCATCCCATACCACACCGGCATTAGCATTAGCCTGATTGGTTGGATTAAAGTATAACATATACAACCGTATCTGCATGGTAGGGTTGGACTGATCATCATAGGGTAGTGTACCTTCGAACGATACACTGAATGGTCTGTTGTATACCGTACCGCCCTCGCTCTGGCTAACAGTGTTTGGTTGTCGATATAAAAGATGATCCACTGACTCATGATCATCCTGTGTACCTGTGTCTGTGATAACCATCAATGTAGCTGCAGCACTTGATGCATTAAGCCAATGACCAGCAACCAACACGGCAATAGAGAAGTTCACAAGATATAACTGTGGATCGCTGACTGCGTTTCCCTTCAACGTAAATCGAACGCGCGGCGCATTAGTACCATCATAATCTAATGCAATAGGCACACACTTGAAATACTTCTTAGTAGATGTTGAGTGGGTGGTGCAAAGCAGAGCATAGGTATCCTGACCATAGGCATAGAATGAACCCTCATCATCAGCCACCACATTCTTGGCGCGCTTAACACCAACGGTTGCTATACTATCGGTAACCGCATCATCAATTGTTTCATAATATGCTTCCGCTGTATTAAGGTTTTGACCCCAGTACTCATCCTCATGTAGGTATGGCTCTAGCATTGGATTTTCTATCCATGCCTCTGTTGCATCCGGAATAACGAACGTGGTGCGCGGCATTAGTTCTGCAGTCCAATTATGAATATAGGATAGCACTACTTCACGCACACCGGATTCCCATGATAGCACTGGTGATCCACCCAGATAATAAAAAGTATCTACAGCAGGATTGGTACCGATTGTCGCAATGTAATCATTAGATACGCTGGTAAAAGATCCGGGAGTGCCTCTGTACTCAGTAGGATAACCACCGGACGGCGGCTGCCTCTCACAGGTCATTACATAACACTTTTGGTTATCGATGAAGGTGCGTAAGCGTAATGGCCTGAGACGTGAATAAAGAGCATCCCAAAACATTATATCACTGTCCTCTGCTCCCTGCACATATAATGCATTGCAGTCAATATAGATATCTTCCAATGGACAACCGCTTGTGCCATCCAGATACTGATGCATCCATATATACTGCGTCTGTGGTAACCTGAACTCACGGCACATGTGCCAGATGAACTCAGACATATTGAGCAAAGCATTCCAACGATTACCGGTCCTTGATTGCAGCTTTCGCTTTTTCATAAACGAAAACCCATCGACAGCCGTAACATTAATATAAAATGGCGGATCAATGTAATCCTCTTCGTATGACCCGAGATCAAAGAATCCTGTCCATATTGTTGTCAATCCCTCAACAAGTGTAACTGTGTACTCATCCCATGCCGCATCGAATATTTCTAGGAACATGTTGTTGGCTTCCGCTACAAATTGTAGATTCAATCGGGAAGCTATTATAGCATCAAACAAATCATTCTCATCTGAGGCAACGTGCTCATATATGATTGGATCAGGGCCCCCGCATATCTCGTTAATAGATCCTGAATAACCTTTCTTGTTAATGTTCAATGTGTATTCAACACCTGCCTGTGTTGCTGGTATCTTAATGCGATCGAACTGTAGTTGCCACTTAGTTCCGTACACACCGCTTCGAAGGACTTGAAAGGTAACAGACTTAATCATCCGCGTAAGTGTGGCATGTCTAACCTGTAGGGTATAGGTATCCTCTGGAAGAGCGGACACCGACCAAGTACCTGTCTTAGCATCTACGCCCGTAAACGTATCGGAAGTAGCCCAATCATCGATAGTGTATTCAAACTCCGAGATATCATCACCCTCAACTTTTACCGTGCCGGACGCTGCACCATTGTCCATTCCTAACGATGCATCCGTGATAGTGATGGGCTCCCATATAATTATGCGCTTTACTGAAAACCCAGCGGCCGGATCATTGTAATCATCTTCAAATGTTCCGTCCACGTACCAGGTTCTTTTGGCATCGAGATCTGTATTGACTTCAACGTAATCTATTGCAGGCATTATCTTCTTCCTCCATTTCTTTGGTTAGCGCGAACCGCGCGATCATTTGACAACATGATATCATTTCCTTTCAAAACACCGTACACCCGAATATCTTGTGCTCCATTTTGCCCGAAAAAACTCTTAGCCTTTTCAAGTGGTAGTACCAACTCCTTACCGCTTGGGTTATCACCGATCATGGCAAGTGTTGGACCGGTAGTGATACCACCTTCCGCTAATTTTGGAACCAAACTATCGAAGAGACCGCCTACAACCGGTACCGCTGTAGCTGCCAGCGCTATTCCCAATGGACCGAGTGTTGCGATGTTGTTGGCAATGTAACCCGCGATGGCCTGAGCAAGGAGAGCCTTGATAATTTCACCAACGGCAGAAACCATAATCTGCACACCATTTTCCGCAAAACCCTTAGTATCGGTTAGAGCCTGCGCAAATACCCCACCTATTGTGCTGCCAAGCTGGGTATAAGTATCTCGCAGCTTATTATTCTTATCAGTGAGCGCATCTGTATTTGTGTTTAAATCATCGAGCATTTGAGCTTGGGCACCACCACCGATAGCCAGACCTTCCGGTTCTTCACTCCCGAAACTTCCTTCTAATGGGGTAATTGCCCCTATTCCCGATTCACTATTTCGCTTTTCGTTAGCTGTGCGAACTTGATCATCCAACTTCAACAACTCATCCTTTAAAGCGGCGATTTTAGCGGATGCTGGACCAGCGCCCTCATCAATCAACTTTTTAATTGCACCGGTATAAGCGTCTTGCTTTTCTTTGATGACATCTACTGAATCTCCAAAAACACGATATTGAGTATCAATTTTTTTCAGTTCAGAAGCTAAGTCCTGCATTACAGTACTTGCTTTTGCAAAAGTTTCGGTATGAGTTACGACAGCAGGAGTTGATTCTACCACTGCCTGAGTGGTTGCTTGCACTTGCTGCATGTAAAACTCCTCTTGTTTCAAAAGGTCATTTAAAGGAACACTAAGAGCCGTAATGTCCTGCTGACGTTGTTCCGCATAACTCTCGCCGGCATTTTTGGTTTTTTCCATGTAGATAGCCAACCTCTCTTCATAGAATAGCCTTTCCTTAGCAATCTCATCCAATTTACCTTGCACAGCTCTTGCTTTGGCCTGTGCTTTTAATGACTCTATATATCGATTAGAAGCATCGGTTGCCTGTGACGTTTTTATCGTCTCTTCATTCAAATTTCCAAAATACTCAGGGGAAATTTTATTAAGCTCATTCAGTACTTTTTTACGATCTTCTTTTGTAGCCGTTTCTGCTTGTGCTACTTTTATGAGCGCAGATATTTTAGTAGCTTCACCCTGAACACTAGCTTCAATTTTTCGGGTAATTTCCGCAAAATCCTCCTGGGCAGATACCAATGCATCCGTATTGGATGTAGCTGTATATATCCCATAACCCAATGCCGCTACTGCGGTTACAATTAAACCAATTGGACCGGCCGCCGCCGCAAGAGCTGCTTTCATCGCGCTTAAGCCTGATATGAATGCTGGTACCACATTTGTAGCGAAGAAACCTATTCCGGTTATTAACGGACCAATAGCAGCCAATACAATTCCTATTCCTGCCACTGCCGTTTGAGCTGATGGCGATAAATTCTCAAACCATTCTGCAACCGACTGAAGACCCTCGGCCACCGAATTAAAAACACCTTCCAAATTGAATGCATTCGCAATGGTATCGCCAATTTTACCGAGACTAACCTTTGTTGCATCCCCAAGATTTTCCCATGCGTTACCGAGTCCTCCGGTTACTTGGGGCAACTTTAAAAGTTCACTACTTACCTTCTCTACAAATACCTCAGCACTTATTCCAAGCTTTTGAAGATCTTCCGGAACAGCCGTGCCGAAAGCATCTTGCATAACCTTTCGGATTTGCGGAACACGCTCTGCAAGCTGATTAATTTCCTCGGCAGATATTTTACCTTTGGACTTAATTTGTCCAAGCGCAAGTATAACACCGTCTAGCTCCGCCTTACCCTTACCAACCGTAGCCAAAGCATTACCGAAGCCTTTCAGTGCATTTTCAGCTTGCTCTGCGGAGAATCCAGCAGCCTGTAAGTTGACAGATCCTTGTACAGCTTCTTCCAACCCAAGACCGGGCAACTTGGCAACTTCCTTAAGTGATTGAAACTGTTTATCAGCAGCATCAGCACTTCCTGATACAGCCGTCAACCCTTTACGAAGTGATTCCATTTTCATGGAGCTTCCAACGGCGGCAGCACCCAATCCAAGTAATGGAAGTGTGACAGCGGTACTTAGAGATCCGCCAATATCTTGCATCTTTTTACCAACACGCCCCATCTCCCTTTCGGCACGTTGCACGTTGGTCATGAAGCCTTTAATATTGGCTGATATGATGAGCCCCAATTGGGTATTAGTTCCCGACATCTCCTAGTAGTTGTTTTTTTATTTCCGGGTTGATTTTCGCAGTTTTTAGATGCTCAATCATCCGTTGTCGCGCATCTTCAGGCGACACCGTTTTATTGTATGGATTCCAATCTTTAGGAGTTGGACCTTTCTTATTCTTTGGGATATGTGGTGCTAATATGGCTGAACAAACGTGGCCAACCTTAATCCACAGCATTTCATCTTTTACCCTACTTCTTTCAAACAATAGCTTGATTTGGTAAAGTGTATAATCCCAAACATGGTTGGGATCTATATCGAGATACACTACTGCATCCCGATAAAGATCATCCCAATCGTAGTCGGCATTATCTCCAGCAGCACCTACCGTGTCGCTGCTGGAGATTTTGCGTTTCCCGTTATGCTCTGCACAACTATTTGAGCAGCCTCTTGGTATTCCGGAAAGGTCAGTCCATCCATGAAACTTTCAACCTCTGCTTTGGCTACTTGCATTTTCCCACTCACACGCATAGCGTGGTATAGTACTCCTGGTATGCAAACGAGCGAATCATTAGTAAGCTTTTCCAATAGTTGGTTTTGAGTCAACTTTTCGGCTACACAATACTGTCTGAATGCTCCAGAGGTTATCTGAAATTCAATAGGCTCTTGCCCTTCCTTTAACGTTAAAGCTACTTTGGCTGTAGCCGCATCAATCAATTTAATCATATTACCGGGTATTTATGTTTTAAAAAATGTTAGGATACTGTGCCAAGTGAAATAGCACCTTTGAAGGTGAATGTCACATCATAAGTTGCTACACCATTGAGTGGTGCATTTTCATTCAAGCTGCTGATGAAAGCAGTTGCGCTCCACTTTTGGTCACCTGTAACTTGCGTAGACCATTCGATCACGCGCTCAGTTTTTGCAGAAAAATCAGTGCGCAAGTCTTCGATACCAAGAGTGGCGTCGAATTTCTGCAAACCGGATAAACTTATTTCACCTGATTGCTGACCGGGCAGGGAGCTTTGCGATCCGTCATTGTCCTTGCACGTTGCATCAATTGTCTCGTATGAGAGCGAAAGTGATGAGTCTGTAGTGCATCCGATCACGTTGCTACCCCACTTCGGGATGATCAGATTACCATTAAATGTTCCTGTAGTTGCCATTGTAAAGCCTCCTTTTTTTTTATTTATTGTTTGTATTGTGTGATTTGCTTGCCTTATCCGATCTCCACCATCTGCGTATGCGGGAGATTATTTCATCTTCATTTACTTGTGCTATTTTGAATATCATCTCCACCAACGTTACACTGAGCAGGCCGAGCACAAGACCCGCCATCATGTGAAACTTCATAGGTATCCATGCATACACCGACCAATAGAACGCTATGATGAACAAGGCAGATGCTGTTATCTGTGCGTAAGGGGGCGGCCACTGCCATTTGTACAGAATCCTTACGAGTATCCCAATCAGCAGATACCCGGTTTGTTTTAGGTAGAACAGCCAATCTGCTACCGTTACTATTTCCTGCGCCATACATTGCGTAAGTATTTTATTCCTAATTTTTTAAATAACCATAGGTGATGAAACCTTACTCCATGATATGTCAAAAAACTGCTTACCGCTGCAATAACCGCAAAAACGAGCTCACTCCAATTCCACGCCAATGGATCGCCAAGAAACTCATCATATACATTACCGAGCATCCACCATACAAGCATATTCAAAACCGAATTGAGAAGCTTATCATTTCTATCTACATATCGCTCGAATGCCCAAGTCAGAAAAAACAACGTAAGCGCCTGGCACTTGAACCAAACCTCTTCTGTGCTCCAATTCCACACATTGAATCCAACAAGACTTACAACGATCGCTGCACATAATATCACAAACGATGGCTTAAGATCCTTTCGGGTAACCTTTGGGAATAATATGTCGAATGATAATTTCACTTCTTTCTTCCTTTTGGACGATTACCTACTACTAAAGCGTAAGTGTTGTTATTTTCATCTACCAAGGTGGTATTTCTATCCACGTTTATCTGCTGATCATCAGTGCTGATCATTTCATCAGCTTCATCAACAGCAGGAGTAAACTGTGTTCCTAGAGTGCCAAAACCGATATACACGGTTTGATTGACTCTTAGCTGCAAGTACTCGTCACCTTTTTTTAGTTCTAACATGGCTATATTATTTCACGGTATTCAATAAAACTCCCTTTCAATACAGTTGTATCGGACGCATGACTTGAGTTTTGCGCCCACTGAAATTCAAAACTTCCCTCTGTAGATCCGTTGGCTATTATTCCACATATCTCAATGTACCCTCCAGTGCTTCCTGCGCCATCCAATACAATGTCTGCGGAGCTGTATGCCACATCAACTGCCTCATCCGATATGGCTGTATCGCCACATGCGTAATTGCGTCTCATAACCCTAACCAATGATGGAGATGACGGACCTGAGTGCCTCCACTTGAAATCGGCCGCACTATTGGAATCAAAGAATATTTTTGCACGGAACTGATACGACCTGCCGGCAAACATCAAAAACTTTATAGCCGCATCAGCTGATAGAGTGACATTGCTTCGCTTAATCTCATCGGCAGTTTTCACCAGCAGCACCCACATAGATGTAACCACCTCTTCACGAAGTTTTGCAGATCTGATATTTTCTTCCCTTGTGCCGGACATGCTTAGTATAGCGATATAAATGGTCTGTTTATTTGGCCTGTGATTGCGCTGTGAGCAATCACGGGGCATTCGTTTGAACTGTCGAACATTAAATTACCATTTGCCTGTACATGAACGTCCCCGTGTTTACAAGCATATAGACGTAATGGATCTCCGTTGCACCATCGTAGTAGGTCGCATCGAAACAAGTATCTCCTACGATGGCAGTTCCTTGAACAACGGGCATAGTACCCCACCCCATCATGTTTTGATCAGCAACATCAAGTTCAAACCATCGGTTGGTCGAATCCTTCTGAATGTATATCTTATCTTTTATATAGGTATATTTTGTACCCGTAGTGAACGTTTCGGTCGCAGGTGAATAAAGCACACCCGATACCCATGTATTTGCTGCAATGTCGTAGTAGTCAAGAACCGCACCGCCCGCACCGCGAAAACTGTAAATTCTACGACCGTTGATGATAGCATTTTCAGCCATCCAATTTGTATCCGTTTCACCATAAATCCAATGTGCAGACATTCCTGTGGTCGGTGCTGCTGACCTTGCTGAAGCCGGTGACAGGGTGCTCCATGTGTTAGCCGAAATTGAATAACGATACAGCGTGACTGCGTTGTTACCCATGTAGTATATGTAGTCATCATTGCCCTCAATGTTGTAGACCGAAGTTGCATCGGGTGTGATGGTCCAAGTTGGAACGGTTAATGTAGTTCCCGTGTTAGAAGTGATTGTGCGAATTTGACCCGCTCCTGTGCCTGATGTGATTCTCACTTGACTATTTGCCCATTGGTTTGTTGCCCATGCTTTCGCACTATTTACAAGCGTTGTGCCTGTGGCACTTGTAGCCGTGCCCGTTGCAAATGCGTTGTAGGCATTGTTTAAAAAAGATGGGGTGCTAATCAATTTACCATCCGTTCCAAGAGTAGCTGGCAATCCTGCGTGTACCAAAGTTGTCCAAGTATTTGTCGCAAAGTCATATTTCTTGAATGAACCTGACGCCAAAGTACCCGAACCAACCACGTACCAAACAGGGGTGCAAAGACGATAAACAGTTGAAGCTGTAAACGCAGATGCTTGTGTGGCTACGGTGATCGTTGCAGTTGCTCCTATTGTATTTGAGATAATGTCTAGTGTCACCCCCGCGTTTGGCCCAGATAAAATGTGAACCTTGTAACCCGCTAATGAACGAGCCAATGTTTGGTTAGTGATGATCGTGGAAGTTGTGCCCCCTGTTGCAGTTAACGATGAAGCTGCCACGGTTGTGCCTGTTGACCATGAACCCGCCACCCCCGCTGCCCCTGCCGCTAATGTACCAGCGAGTGCGGGTGATGGAAGTTGAATCCATCCATCTTCACTAGGGTTGTACAGATATGCAACCGTGAGGGCTTGTACATATAATTGTTGTTGCTTAAAATGACGTGATGAAGCAATGAAGCTACCCGCTACCGATGCTACGGGGGCAGGTGTTACTTGCTCCCATCTTTTTAAATCCAATAATTTTCTGGTTCCGTTTGTTGTTGCCATAATTATGTGACGTTTATGTTTCTTCTTAAATTATCTGCCGTTGCTCTTTCAACCGATGGAATAAATGAGTTTGCGTTTTGACTTCCAATTGTTGCTAGGTTAGTGATGTTCCAAGTGCCCGATTGATTTGCCGATACCGTTCCCGACACAGGTTGTGTGCTACGCGAACCATCGACATACATTTGACCCGATACTGGATTGACCTGTGCAAGTCCTATGGTTCTATTCAAAGACTGAATCCCCATGCGCATAGCTTGGATAGCTTCAATAAGCTCATTATTTGTTATCGCATCATCGTTGTCGTATATGACCTGAAGTAAGTCACTTGATGACATTGCGCTCGTGTCATAATCTAATGTGACAACCGAGTTTGCTACTGTTGTAAATCCTGCCAACGGATTTGCCACGTTGTATATAATGATGTTGCTATTGATGTTGATAATAGCAACCAATCGTTTGATGTCAAAGTTTGTTATGCCTGAT